CATCCAGGCGGCGCCGTACATCCACGGCAAGATCGCGCCGCAAGGCAAGAAAGAAGCCAAGAACGAAGCGGCCAAGAAAGCCAGCCGGTTTGCCCCGTCAGCGCCCCCGCGCCTGGTGGCCGCTGGCGGTAAGAAGCTCTGACCGTGGCCACAAAGGAACGGGAAAAGGCGGCAGCGCGCCGCGCGGCGAAGCATGCCGGCCGGCCAAAGTGGTCCACCTCATGCCCGGATTGGGCGACCAGGCTGCGCGCCCGTCAGTCGATCATCCCGCCGCCGATCTTTGCCGACCAAGCGCAGGCGGCGCTGGCCATCTTCAAAGAGCTGCGAGTGGTGGACCTGCCCGGCAAGCCCACGTTTGGAGAGTGCTCGGAGCCCTGGGTTTTTGACTTCGTGGCCGCCATCTTTGGGGCCTATGACGCCGAAAGCGGCGACCAGCTGATCCGCGAGTTCTACCTCCTGATCAGCAAGAAAAACACCAAATCAACCATTGCGGCCGGCATCATGCTGACGGCGGTGATCCTGTGCTGGCGGGAAGAGGAAGAGCACCTGATTCTGGCCCCCACAAAAGAGGTGGCCGACAACAGTTTTAAGCCCGCGGCCGGGATGATCCGGGCCGATGACGAGCTTTCCGCCTTGTTCCACGTCCAGGATCACGTGCGGACCATCACCCACCGCGTCACCCGGGCCAGCCTGAAAGTGGTGGCGGCCGACACGGACACGGTATCTGGCAAGAAGTCCGGCCGGGTGCTGGTGGACGAGCATTGGCTGTTTGGCAAGCAGTCCAAGGCCGAGGCCATGTTCATGGAGGCCACGGGCGGGCAGGTATCGCGCGATGAGGGCTGGGTGATCTACCTGACCACGCAGAGTGACGAGCCCCCGGCCGGCGTGTTCAAGGAAAAGCTGAACTATTACCGGGACGTGCGGGACGGCAAGATCCTTGATCCAAAGTCCTTGGGCGTGCTGTACGAGTTCCCGCCAGAGATGATCGCCAGCAAGGAATACCTGGACCCGGACAACTTCTACATCACGAACCCAAACATCGGCCGGTCCGTGAGCGCCGAATGGCTGGAAGATCAGCTCAAGAAAGTGCAAGCCCGCACCGATGGGCCATTCCAGCAGTTCCTGGCCAAGCACCTGAACATAGAAATTGGCCTGAACCTGCGCAGCGACCGCTGGGCCGGTGCTGACTTCTGGGAAGCCGCTGAAATCGTCCTGACGCTGGACGAACTGCTGCGCCGCTGCGAGGTGGCAGTGGTGGGCGGCGACGGCGGCGGGCTGGATGACTTGCTGGGGCAGGCTGTTGTGGGGCGTGAGCGCGAGACAGGCCGGTGGCTGGCATGGTTCCACGCCTGGGCACACAAGATCGCGCTGGAGCGCCGCAAGGAAATTGCCCCGCGGCTGCTGGACTTCCAGCGCGAGGGCTCGCTGACCATCGTTGACCGGCCTGGGCAGGACGTGCAGGAGTTTGTGGACAACGTGTGTCGGGTGCGGGACGCCGGGCTGCTGCCTGAAAAGCAAGGCATCGGCGTGGACGCGGCCGGGATCGGTGACATCGTGGACGAGCTGCAGGCCCGGGACTTCGACATCGCGGTGGACGTGGTGGCCGTTTCTCAGGGCTGGCGGCTCAACGGTGCAATCAAGACCACCGAGCGCAAGCTGGCGGGCGGTGACCTGCTGGTGGCCAAGTCGGGGCTGATGCCCTGGAGTGTCGGCAACGCGCGCACCGTGCAGCAGGGGAACGCCGTATCCATCACCAAGCAGGCCAGCGGGACGGCAAAGATCGACCCGCTGATGGCGCTTTTTGATGCCGTGTCGCTGATGGCGATGAACCCGGTTTCTGCCGGCCGGTCATTTTGGGAAACCACCGTATGAAAAAACACATTGAAGCGCTCGCGGCGCTGGCCGCCGAGTGGGCGCCCGATGCCGGGATGGTGGCCGGGGCTGGAGCCATCTCCTACGGTGCCGGCCTGATCTATGTGCCCGCGGGCTGGATCGTGGGCGGCCTGTTCCTGCTGGCTGTCGGCTGGATGGCTGCGAAGGGTGGCAAGTAATGGGGTTCCTTTCGCGCGTCGTGGCCGAGCAGAAGGCATCGGACCCGCTGGCGATCTGGGCTGAAATGCTGCGCGCCGGCCGCACGTCCAAGGCCGGGCCGACGATCAACCTGGAAAACGCGCTGAAGGTGGCCACCATGTTTGCCTGCCTGCGCGTGCTGTCGCAGGGCTGCGCACAGGTGCCTTTCAAGCTGTACCGCGAAACGACCGTCAACGGGCTCAAAAATATCGAGCCGGCGCGCGGCCATCGGCACTATGACTTGGTGGCCACGAAGCCGAACGACTGGCAAACCAGCTTTGAATTCCGCGAGCAGCTGGTGATCCACGCGGGCCTGGGCAATGCCTACGTCTGGAAAAGCCTGGTGATCGGCGGGAAAGTGGCCGAGATGATTCTGCTGGACCCCGGCCGCATGGAAGTCCAGCACCCGAATGAGTTTGAAGCCCCGGTGTACAAGTACACGCTCAAGGATGGCAAGGTCGTCATGTTCGACACGCAGACCATCTGGCACGTCCGAGGCCCCAGCTGGCACGGATTCGCCGGCCTGGACATCCTGCAGATGGCGCGCGAGGCGCTGGGCCTGAGCATCGCCACCGAGGAATCGCATTCCAAGCTGCACGCCAAGGGTGTGCGCCCGTCTGGGACGTATTCGGTGGACGGCAAGCTGAGCCCGCAGCAGTACGCCGACCTGAAAAAGTGGATCTTGGCCGAGATGGCAGGGGCGGACAACGCAGGCGCCCCGATGATCCTGGACCGCGGCGCCAAGTGGCTCAGCCAAGCCATGACCGGACTGGATGCACAGCACCTGGAGACACGCAACTACCAAGGCGCGGAAATCTGCCGCTTCATGGGCGTGCTGCCGTCAAAGGTGGGCTTTACCGACAAGGCGGCCACCTACGCCAGCGCGGAACAGTTCGCCATCCAGCACGTTGTGGACAGCCTGGGGCCGTGGTACGCACGGATCGAGCAATCCGCCGACATCAACCTGCTGACACCAGCTGAGCGCGCGCAGGGCTACTACTTCAAATTTATCGCGGCCGGCCTGCTGCGCGGCGCGCTCAAGGATCAGGGCGAATACTTCGCGCGTGCGCTTGGCTCTGGCGGATCGCCGGCCTGGATGACGCAGGACGAAGTACGCGCCCTGGACGAGCTAAACCCGATGGGCGGTGAGGCCGCCAAACTGCCGCCGCGCGCTGGCAGCGTTCCCGCGCCCGTTGCGGCCTGAAAGGAAAGACCATGACCACCAAAACCCTCGATTTTCAGTGCGAACTGAAGGCCAGCGGCGACACCGGCACCTTTGAAGGGTACGGCTCCATTTTCAACATCACCGACAAGGGCGGCGACATCGTTGTCCCAGGTGCCTTTGCCGAGACGCTGGCCGCACAGAAAGCAGCCGGCCGCCTGCCCGCCATGCTCTGGCAGCACCGCCAAGCCGAGCCCATCGGCGTTTACACCAGCATGGAAGAGGACGCCGTGGGCCTGAAGGTCAAGGGCCAGCTGGCGCTGAAGACCGCCCGCGGCGCCGAAGCCTACGAACTCATGAAGATGGGCGCCCTGTCTGGAATGTCCATCGGCTACCGCAGCCGGGACGACAGCTACGACCGCGTGACCGGCGTGCGCTCCCTGAAAAAGCTGGATCTGGTGGAGCTTTCGCTTGTCACCTTCCCCATGAACGACGCCTCCCGCGTCTCAGCCGTCAAGACCATCGAAGAGCTTGACAGCCTTTCCGAAATCGAGCGCCACCTGCGTGATGTTTGTGGCCTATCGAAGAGCGAGAGCACCGCCCTGGTGTCTCGCGTCAAAAGCGTCATCAGCCGGAGTGATTCCGGGGAAGGCGATATGTCCCTGGCCGACTTGGCCGCAGTCCTGAAAGGCTGCAAAGCCATCTAGTCCAACCGTTCCCAGTCCCCCGAACCACCAGCCGCCCTTGAGGCGGCTTTTTCATTCCCGAAAGGAAAACATCATGGAAATCAAAGAAATTGCAACCATGCTCGAAGAGCGCAAAAAGGCGTATGACGAGCTGCAAAAAACCGTCACCGAACTGACCAGCGCAAAAGCTGACAGCAAGGCCGTTGGCGACCTGACCGCGAAAATCGAAACGCTTACCAAAGCGTGCGATAAGTTTGACGAAATCAAGACGGCCGTGGAAGACCTTCAGAAAAAGGCCAACCGCCCACAGACTGACGGCGAGCGCAAAGACGCTGAAACCCTCGACCAAGAGGTCAAGAGCTTCAACATCATGCTTCGCGCTGACTACCAATCCAAGGGCCGCGCAGTGCCTGCTGAAGTCGATGCCAAGGGATACACCGAGTACAAAAACGCCTTCTTCAAGGTCATGACCGGCACCCCCCTGGACAACCTGAGCAGCGACGAACGCAAGGCCATGTCTGCCGGGTCTGATCCCGATGGCGGCTACCTGCTGCCACCCTCGACCGTTGGCCGCATGGTGTCCAAGCTGTACGAGCAATCCACGATGCGCCAGCTTGCCAACGTGCAGACGATCAGCACGGACAAGCTCGAAGGACTGGTTGACAACGACGAAGCCGACGCTGGCTGGGTTTCCGAACTGGGCACCCGCTCCGACACCGGCACCCCGCAAGTGGGCAAGTACGAGATTCAGGCGCACGAAATGTACGCCATGCCCAAGGCAAGCCAGCGCATTCTGGACGACGCAGCCGTCAACGTGGAATCGTGGCTCGCTGGCAAGGTCGCTGACAAGTTCGCCCGCGTCGAAGGTACTGGTTTCACCACCGGCACCGGCACCGGCCAGCCTCGCGGCCTGTTCTCCTACACGACCGCAGCGACCGGCGACGATTCTCGCGCCTGGGGCCAATTTGAGCATGTGGTAACTGGCGCTAACGGTGCCTTCCACACGACAAAAGCCGACCCATTGCAGGACTTGCTGGGCGCGTTCAAGGACCAATACTTGCAGCGTGCAACCTGGTTGATGCGTCGTGAGGTTCGCACCGCTCTGCGCAAAATGAAGGAAGCCACCAGCGACCGCTACTTGTGGGAACCAAGCCTGCAAATGGGCCAGCCTGACCGCCTGCTGGGCTACCCGGCCCGTGTCGATCAGTACGTGCCTGCAATCGCTACCGGCTCGCTGTCGCTGGCCTTTGGTGACATTGCCGAGGCTTACACGATTGTGGACCGCATGGGCATTCGCACGCTTCGTGATCCGTTCACCGCCAAGCCTTACGTGGTGTTCTACAGCACCAAACGCACGGGCGGCGGCGCTGTGAACTTCGAGGCCGTGAAGTTCCTCAAGTTCTCTACCTAAACCCAAGCCCCGGACATAGCTCCGGGGCGCTCAAACACCGAAAGGAAACACCATGAAAAACAACGATCTTCACAACAACATTCACCCGCTCGTAGGCATCGCCCCCGTTGCGGCCCGGACCGACGACACCGCCATTGTGTCGGCCATTGTGGACACGCGCGGTTATGGCTCGTGCGAATTTGTGATTGTCACCGGCACAAATACCGATGCTGACGCCACAT